ATAAATCTTATCAAAAGAATTAGCTACTCTACCATATACTAAACAATATCTAAATAATACATAATTAGAAATTCCTTCTACCACCTCACCACTTTTTTGTATTAATGAAGCTTTTTCTTCTAAAGTAGCTATTCTATATTCTTCTGCTATAGATTTAGATTTAAATACTACTGTAAACTTTAGTATTTTACCTCTTAATTTATTATCAGGTGTTTCTTCATCAGCGGGAATAAATACAGAAATATTACTCCAATAATCCCTAACTGCTTGTAACCAGTGCATAGGGTCTTCTGGTCTTACATTAATAAGAATAGGCAAATACTTTTCTTCTTCCTTCCTATCTAATCCACTAAGAGCGTTAACTCCTTTCATTGCACTACCTATCTTAAAATTATAATTGATAGGGTCATCTCCCGGTAGTCCTACTAACCCAGGTTTCCTTCTTATTGATAATATTGTTATTACTTCTATATCAACTGCATTATTTACTGTTGTTGTTGTTGTTTCCATATATATTTTTATTGTTTAATAAGGGAGTAGATAACCTACTCCCTTAACATTATAAATTTAATTTATTTCAATTACTTATCTTTACTCTGCTGGTTCTAAATCACAAGTTAATTTAAAACAATGAGTATTTCTCCTAATAAGAATACCAGAAGTTTTCATAAAGTGGATACTTGTTTTATCTTGGTCAGTAGCAAGTCTCAAATCCATAGCGTTACCTTTATAATCACCAAAACCTTTACCTTTATATAGGGTCATACCTTGTTCGATACCACGTACCATAGAACGACCTTTCTGTACTACCATCTGTACGTTACGACTTCCATCGTAGTTACTCATATCAACGAAGTACATTTCATAAGAACTTAATGGTAGATTAGAAATAGGGTGTTTAGGACTATTATCTGCTCTACTACCAAAGTCTAATAAATTCATCAAGCGAACTGTAATAGTATGCCCATCAATATGTACATAACGATTAAAGTACCCACCAAATTCTAAATTATGAGTACCAGAACCACGTACAAATTTATTAGCTACATCACCACCTAAAAGTACAGACCATCCACCAGTACCATTGGTTTCTCTTTTAATAGCAGCATCAAATTCTCTAGCCCCACCAATACCAGTAAATAGAATTACATCCATTCTACCTGTATCAGTACCACCATATAATACATCACCAATAGTATTATGTAGTTTCTGTACTGTTAAGAATCCATAAGTATCTTTATGAGGAATCTGGTCATCTACACCAGCACTCATAGGAATAGGAAGTTGAGTATCAGGGTCAATAGTAGTAATTTTACCTTGTGAATCTCTGTTATACTTAGACCACCATGAAGATTCTTCTACTACTTCTTTAAACTGCATTTCATGTTGGTATTCTTCCCATGGCATCCATAGATTAGTAGTTCTACCTTTAATATTAAACTGAAATTCTACAGTTCTATTAGGTACATTACCAGCAATTTCATAAGACTTACGTAAGATACCAATTTGATTTTTTAACCTACCCGGAGCTTGTTTGTTACTTTCATTACCACTAGAGTAAGATTCAGAAACGTTAGCTCCACCAGTCATAGACCACTTAGTTCCAATTACTAGTTCACTTAATGAACAATATTCAGAAGGCTCACGATAGATTAATTGTAGTGTATATTCCCACACACCATCTACAGGTACAGGTTTACCCTGAATCCTAGCTTGTACCCCATTAGGAGAATGAATGGTATGCTGTTGTTTTAACCAGTTACTTTTAAACCTCAATTTAAAAGGAGTTCCAGCAATACCGGGCTTATCAGTAGCAGAATAACTATGCCCAACTAAGATGTCAGACTGTTTCATTCTACTCATAACGGGCCAATTATACTCTACATCTTCTATCTCTATCCTCTTCATACCACCTATTTGACCCTCGGTTAAAAAGGTAAGAGGAAATTTTTTGTCTTCACGTCCCATAAGGTGCGTGATTACTGGATTCACAACATCAGGTTTTGTAAGCCTCATTTGTGCTAACGAATTGTTGTTAGTAAACCCATTACTGTCAAACGTTTCATGTATAAGAATACGTGATGCGTTTTGGTCTGTTAATGTGTCCATAATACAAATAATTTAAATTATTAATTAATTAACTATTTAATAATACATCTAAGCTTACATCACCTGGATTTATATTCTTACTAGTACTAGTATTAGTATTAGATGAATTGCTTTTACGTGATTTATTAATTCTTTCTCTTAAAGTAAAAACTTTATCTTTATTCTTTTCTTTATTTATAATCTTTTCTAAATTATAACCTTTATAACGATAATATCTCATCATTAATTCAGATTCTAATCCTTGCTTATTATTATCTAAAGTCTCTTGACTATTTCCTTCATCATCTACAGGAGTAGATAAATATTTGAAGAAAGCTACTTGGTCATCTTTAGGTATATCTATATTGCCAAATTTACCTTTATCTATCACCTGTTTAACTTGCCCCCAATACCTAATTATATTATCATTTTCTTCTTTAATACTATTTTGGTAGGCAATATCTCTTTCTTCTTGTATAAGTTTTTGATTATTATCTAATATACCAATAGCTTTACCTAATCTCTTATCAATTTCAGTATCACCTTTTTCTTTAATTAAATCTATCATATCTGATGCACTATCTGAATCCACACCAGAAGTAATAAAAGATTTTTTAATCAATTCTAACTTATCATTAGCAGTTAATTTTTTAGTATCAATTTTAGTATAATCTACAGGATTTTTAAAATCATCTAATTTACCACCACTAAGTAAATGTTTTGCTACTTCTGTTAATTCAGGATTACTAGCTATTAAACTTTCATATTGATTTACAGCTTCTATTCTTCCAATATCTTTAGCTAATTTAGTATAACCTTCTAAAGTATCATCGTATATAATAGGATTACCTTTTTCATCTTCTAACTTATAAGGTAAATTAGATATAACACCAGCAATAGCAGATTTACTAAATTCTACTTGTGCTTTAGTCCTAAGTACTTTACCTTCTTCATCTATTTGATTACCTTTACTATCAAATATAGGTTCTGCATTAATAAACTTATCTACCTTATCAAAATCAGCAATTACTTTACCATCTTTATCTAAGATATTACCATTCTCATCAATAGAAAATCCATTAAACTTAGTAAGAATCTCATCTCTTAATTCTTTTTGGTCAATGGATAAAGTATCAGAATTTAACCCCTGTAGTAAAGTTAAATTATCTTCATTCCCCTCATCACCTTCTTCCCTCTCTTCCACTTCTTTCTTACTATTAGCTAATATAGTAGCTTCTGCCTTTTCTACTATTTTATCTACTTTCTGTCCTCCTGTTTCACCACCATTATCAATAGGAGTATAATCATTCCCTACACCTGAATTTAATATTAAATCTAAATCTATTAAATTCATATCATCTTCACCTTCTGTTGGGTAAGGTAAAACCCTTTCTAAAAAATTACAATCTTTCATTACTCTTAATTTAGATTATTGATTATTATTGCTTTTCTTTTGTGTAATAGTAGCACTAGCTACTTTATTATCTATTATTAATCTCTTATCATCTTGTGCTAACTTCTTATTATCTACTTTGATATTATGTTGAAGTTCTCTATCTTTTCTATCCTGCTCTCTTTCTTGTACTGGGTCAACATCAATAGTAGTATCAGTATCATTATTTCCTACTATATTAGCTTTTATTTCAGCAGAATCTATAGCAGTTCTATATTTCATATCTGCTTCATATGTTTTAATATCTCTATCCGCTTGCTCACTTTCTCTTTTAGCCTCTTCCATTCTTTCTAAGCTAGCTGTCTTTTCTTTCTCCATACTATTAGCTAACTCTCTTTCTCTATCTTCTAATTTTCTAATAACTTCTTTTCCTTTAGTAAAATTGGTTAAATCAAGAGCTTCCATAAATACTGTAGAACTGCCAGCATTTTGAGCATAACTAAACATATAAGATTTCATTTCTTCTAGCTTCTGATTTTCTTTTCCACTATTCTTAACAAATACATTATATGAAGTATTAACATGATGGATAACATCATCAGCATTCATATTTAAAAAAGCCTCTCTTTCCTCACTATTAATATACTTAGCTTTCTTACCATCTAAAAATGCTATCTTACTTAAATCTAATAATCCACTATAATCTTTTTCTTCAAACTTTTCAAATTTTCTATTAAGTTCTTCACTTATAATAGCACTTCTAAAAATAGCTTGTTCTGTTACACCTTTACCATCACTAGATTTGGTATCCCCAAATCTTTGTCTATTCATACCAATAGCTTCCCACCAATCATCTTTAAGCCCCATTAGTAATTCTCTACTCTGATTAATAAAAGTTCCAAGAGACATATCTAATACCTTTAAAGCTTGCATAGAAGCCAATGCAGTAGGAGAAGCTTCATCAACAAACATAAAGCCAGTAGCTCTACTATGATACATAAACTTTTCTTCATCCCACCCTTCTTTATCTTTTGGTATCATACCTATAGGTATAATAGCTATTTTATCCATATTCCTATTTATCATTCTTTCAGTTTGATAATGTACTATATTATATAATATCTGATATGGATAACCTGTTTTAGCTAAAGAAAGTATTTCACCGTCTTTATTACACATATACCTACCATTATAAGGAAGCTTTTGTTCTGATTCATTATTTAAATCAGCTCTATTATATGGTAAGGGTCTAACATCTATGTAAATTTCACCTATTGTAGAATCTTTTACTTTCCACCCTTCCCAAATTTCTGTAATCCATTCCCAATCTATTTTAATATCACCATTAGATTTATCTAACTTGTAGGTATCATCTATATCAATTTCTTCTATTTCTCCTAATTCGTTTTGAGTATATAATATACCTACTTTTTGAAAACTTCTCCATACTGCATGATATAGAGTAATTCCAGAAATTTCATTATTTAAACTATATTTTCTTTTATCTGATTCATTTCCTATATAGGCAGTAGGCAACCAAGTATAACCATTACCTTCTAATTGGTAATCTTTATCATTATTTAATGTATCTAATGCTTTTACTTCTTTTTCACTTAACCTATCATGGAATTTATCTAATATATAATTAGGAGTAACTGACTGCCTTCTTACAAACCAATCCCCATCTTCTATAAAAGGAGATTGATAATTCTTAGGAAAATACCCTTCTAATGGATCTACTGGTTCTAAGTTAACGTCATTATGATTAACATCTTTATAACTAATAGCTCTACCCACTATAAGCCAATCATAATACATCTTAACATATTTCTCATCTACATCTTCTGCGTACTTGATATAGTCTAAGATTTCATTACCAGTAATAATATGGTTTTCTGTATAAGTCCTATCAAACTCTTGTGCAACTTCTTCTTCTGATGGTTGTTCTACTGTTGGTTGACCTGTTTCTATACCTGCTGCATTTAAACCATTAATAGCTTTTTGTGCATAGTAGTTCTTCATAACCTTACCTAACTCCTTTTCATACTTAGATTGAGCTTCTGGATTAGTACCTACTGCTTGATAGTTCTTTAATCTCTTTCCATATTCCCCTACAAATAATTCTATAATAGGGGTAATAATATTAAAGTTTCTTAACTTAGCACTAAACCTAGTATATTTATCTATTTTAGTATTAAAAGGATTTAAAACATAGTTATAATCTTCTCTATCTAATTCAGAACTCATTACTCTATATAAGCGCATCATTTCCTCATGGTCACTATTCATAGAAGTTTGTTCCACTAGATAATCTATATTAACTTCACCCCAAGTTTTATCAGTACCAACTCTTTTGGTCTTGTCTATAGAACTTAATTTCTGTTTAGGATATATTGACATAGATTATTAATTTAAGATAGTTTTTAATTTTAATCCAATAGAAGATAATGAACCAATCTTATACCCTTTAGCATCAGTATATACTCTTAATATTATATCAGATGCTTTAATACCACTATATATAATATCTTTAATATATTCATATAATACAGGAGACTTACTTAACCTAACAGATAAACTTAATACCTTAGTATCGGGTATTAATTTAATATTAGTTAATTCTTTTAGTTTTATTTCCTTATTTACCTTTGAACAATAACAACTAAATATAAATTCTTTAACTTCATTTAAAGTTAATTCTAATGAATTTTTAATCTTGTTCTTATTTAAATATAATAGTTGAGTATAAAAATCATCCTTAGCGTTATCGTTAGATAGAAACATTAAAGGGTACATTAAATGATAATTGATTAATTTAGTATAATCAAATTTATGGGATACTGTTATTTCTGGTTTATATATAATACATACTTTATATTGTTGTATTACTGGGTGGGTTATAAGTAATAAGGGATTTAAAAATATAGGATTAACCTTTATAATATTGATTAATCCTACAATAGATTTAAAACTCTCCTTAACTATATTATACATATCTAAACTAGTAAATAATATTACTGAATATTCTTTTATATTAGTATTATTTAATTGAGATATTAAAGATACTTTTAATTTAAGAATATCATCATTGTTCTCTATGTAATAACAAATACATAGTTTCTTATTATTTATATCTTTAATACTTATTGTATTATCTATCATATTAGAATAACTCCCTATCAAATATATGTTGACTACCTACTGCATGGTTATTAGTAGGCTTCTTAACATCTACATGGTACTGTTCCTTGATATCAAACATTCCTACTATCATTGTAGATATCCTGTCAAAGTTTCCTTTCATATTCCATTTAATAGATTCTTTTAATAAAGCTTCATCATAAATATAATGTAAATTTAATAAATCTTTTCCATTTTCATCCACCCCCCTCTTAGTTAATAGCCAATCCCTATAATATATAATACCGTCCTCTTTACGTTTTTCATTAATATGGATACCTTTTTTGCGCCCTGTTTTAGCCCCCTGTAAAGCCTTTTTCCATAATATATCAGGTTCATCTTCAAGAAGTTCAAGGCATTTATTTTGCCTTGCATAGTTGAACACGTCTCCCCTATCGTTCTCGAATAATAGCTTTGCATTATAGTATCTCAATAACTGAAAAAGAATTTCATTATATTGGTCTGTAGTCTCTCTCCTACCAGTAAAGCTAGCTACTAATCTATCTCCTAAACCAGAGGTTATATTATTACTTCTTTCAAATATATAAGTACAACCTAATGAATCCTTAGATGTTATATGTTTTATTTCTTTTGGTATTGCATAAGGATCATGCCATGCTCTATATAGATTGTCTGGAACTATTCTACCATGAGCAGTATCTACTCTAAATGGTGGTGCCCACATAACTATAGTACCTCTGACATCAGTTTTAGCTTCTATTGGATAATCTGTAATAGGGTCAAACATCATACTTTGTTCTTGAGCATTAGCAAACATTCTATCTTTAAATCTTAACCCTTCACTAGTATTAACTATATAGCCAGTCTTACATACTGCTTTAATACTTTCATCCCTTTGTACTCTCTTTAACTGCTCTGCTAATTGTTGTATAGGCAATATACTATCTTGTTTTCTACTAAAAGCTTCTGTAGGACAAAATGGCTCTTCCATTATATAGCCATTTAACTTACTAGAACCACGTTTTTTTCTTTTTTCCCTTTCTGCTTTTTCGTACTCTATAGCTTTCTGATTATCACTATTACCATGTATATCTATAAATCCTACTTTATTAACTTCTGTTGGTATAAAGAACCCACATTCAGTACCTTTTTGGTCCTCATCCCATATATTCTCAAAGCTCATAAAATTCTCTGAACTAGGAGCAAAAAATAATTGTTCAAATGATTCCCATAACTTACCTTCACCTCCACCAGTACCAAAAACAATCATTTGTCCTGTTACCAAATTACCGTCTCTTAATGTAGGTAGTGTACTATCTAATACATCTGATAAGTTAGGGCATTTACCTGCTTCCTCTATCATTACCAAGTCAGCATCTTTACCTCTAGCAGCCCCTGGGTTATTAGGTCCAAAGGAAACACAAATAATACGACTTAAATAACCTCTTTCTATACCTAGTGAATCATTAAACTTATATCCAAACTTAACAAAGTCCTCTCTATTTACTAACCTTCTTTTCTTCCAATCAGTATGTTTATTAAGGAACTGCAAATAAGTATCTGCCATAGTCATAGTACCTTCTGGATATAGAGAATCACTTACAAATGCTCCTAATACTGTACAACTATTTCTAACTAAGTTGGCTCTATTAGCAGCTATCCAACCATTTTTGTACGAATAACCTTTACGTCTAGCTTTACCAACTACCATATGAAAACCTAAGTTCCTTGCTATATCCTTAGCTTTAAAGTAAAAGTAATCACTACCCCAGAAATATGGGAATGAAATTAATTTATCTGCACCTTTAGTTACCTTATTTAGTAATTCACCATCTTCTGATTCTAATACCCCACCTACTATCTTCTTCTCTTTAGTCATTTTCATTTGAGAGAAGTTTAAATATCCATAATGCTCACCAGTAATATGAATATTTTGCATATAATACTTCCCACTAGAATCTCTTAGTAGTCTCCCGGGCATTGTTATACCTTCCCTACACCTTCTTTCTTCTTCATCCCAAAAAGCATCATACTCTTTCTTATCATAGATAGGATGTGCTTTAGTATATACTTTATTCTTTAAAAAGTATTGTGCTGTTTTACTAAATTCAGAAGTATTAACAAAAGCTATATCTTGTGGACTAAAAAGCCTTTCTCCTGCTAAACCTTCTATAATGTTAAAAGGGTTAGAAATATCTTCTAACCCTTTTTTAGTTTCTAGTGTTTTTAAAACACTTTCTGGTATTACTTGTATATCATCATATGTAGGAGTAATCATTACTTAATTGTATCTATATCTTTATAATATTTAATTCCACTATATTGATGTAAGTTATAATCTTCATCTGAATTACCTATTAAAATACTATTAGGAATATCTAACTCATATTCTAATGCACATTCATATATAAGACCGGGATTAGGTAGCCTATAATATTCATCTCTATCACCAGTCCAGAACATATAGGATACAGCATTTTTCTTTATACTACAGGCTCTTTCTAATATCTCTAGTATTTCTGATATTTTTTCCTCAAATACTCTTATATCTACAAAACCATGTGCAACACTATCTTGATTATCTACTATTATTACTTTATAGTTTTCTTTATAATACTTTTTAATAGTATCAAATAAATCTACATTAATAATCCAGTCCTTGCTATGAACTGGATATTTTTGACCACTCTTTGTAAATATAAGAGTATTATCTAAGGTAAGAAATAATGCTTTTTCCATATTATATAGAATGATTTAAAAATGAAGTACTTTTATTTACTATTTTAATACCAGTAGGTGTAAAAAATGTATTTACATATTCTTCATCTCTCATATCATCACCAGTACCAAATACTATTACTCTACCTATACCTTTATTAGTATAGTTAGGAGTACAAGCATCAAATGCTTCTTTACTAATTTTATTTAATATATCTCTTGTTTTGAAATACGGTCTTGTACCATTACATTTTTCCATATTTATTTTCTTTGTATTAAATATACTTCTTCAATTGTTTTTAATCCAGTATTATCTGGATGTGGGTCATGTACTATTTTTCCATCCTTCCATATAACAGAGTGTCCAATATTATTTGTAGAAAAGATTCTAGGAGATTCCCCACCAATCATAAAATACCCATCTATCCCTTTATAATCTCCAATATCTTTTAACTTACACCATCCATCATATATATAACCTAATCTATCTATCTCATTTAAAAATATATTAACCCATATAGTATCATCAGCATCATTAAAATAATTTTCAAATGGTTTAATTTCATCTATATCTACTTCAAATAATGAAGCTAAACAAGCTCTCATACAATTACCATTAAATTCTTCTGTATGTAATTTAGTTTGTGTTATTGGTATCATGCTACTAAGTTTTGTTTATAATAATTTAACATTAATCTAATATCTTCTTTCATATAAGGAACTTTCAATAATTCTGGTTCTTCATTAGGTCTTATATGATATATCAATAATCCATTATTAATAAGTTCATACCCCCAACTTTCCAACATATAAGCATACAAACTTACTTGTAGTGTATAGATAGTTCCTTTACAATCTTCTAAATAAGTAAGAGGATATAACATAGGCATTGGTTTATCTAACCATTGATTAGTTTTAATATACTTACCATTTATTAATTCTTTTTTATAGTACCCTGATTTAAAGTGTATAATATCTTTATTGGTTTTCCAGTCAATAATTAAAAACTTATTACCTTTAACTACTAAACAATCTATCATACCAGATACTTCGTATTCATCTATATATACTTTCTTTTCAGCATATATAGTACAACCTGTATTAATATAATATAGTAAAGTATGATATATCTTAGGAAATATAGATAATAGATTAGTTTTATCTAAATCATGTTGACTAGAATAGAATTGGATTTCTTCCCCAGTAAGAGGTTTAATAGTAATGTTCGTATCCCCTTCACTATCATTTTTACTATCATTAACACTACCTTCTAAATAATCATGTATCTTATTACCTCTATCACAAGCTACTTTAGTAGTATCATCCCAACCATTTTTCATCATTTTACACCCTTCTCTATACATCTCTATACTATATAAAGAATCTAAAGAATGTGGTGTATTATTTACATATATGATTTCATATTCTTCTTCTGCTCTTACTCTTAAATGAAATGTTTCTTTTAAGGTAGAATACATAGCCCAATACCTTCTATTAAAAGGTTTCTTAAACTTACTAACTATAGTAGTACATGAAATATAGGGTTTACCTTTACGTAAATAAGTATGTGAAGTAGGGTCAAATATTATATCAGATTGTATTATTGTATTCATATCTTTAATCCTCACGACTACCAAGCTCCCCACCACCATATAGTTTCTTCTTACCTTCTTGTTCTTTCCTCATTTTCTCATATAAATCTTCTAAGGCTTTATAAGCATTAGGTAAAATTCCACTTAACTTAATTACTTCTTGTGTATTCTTACTTAGATTTTCAGTAAGCTTATCAAGCATATATTCTTTAGATTCTAATTGGTCAGGAGTTATACTATCATCTTCTAATTCTAATTTAAGTTTATTTATCTTAGCCCTAGTCCTAGAGTTAGCTTCATTAAACAAAGCTAAATCTTCCCCTATAGAATATAAACCCCTACTAGCATTATAATAAGCGTGTTCACTACCAGTTAGTTTACGACTTTCTTCATACTTTAATATAGCTTCTTTTATTAATATAGATTCTTTCCAATCTTTACCTAACTCTGCTTCTTCTTTAGCTTTAGCTTTTCTTAATTTAATTGGTAAATCTCTATAGATAGACTTAGGGTCAACTACATGGTATATATATTTAAACTCTTTAAATGATTGAAATTTCTTTCTACCATCTGAATCACCAACACTTCCTCTATCCCTTTCTATAATAAGTCTAAACTCTCTTATACTTCTAGTTTCTTTCTTATTAATTATAAGTAAACCATTCTCATCTATTGAAAATAAACTTCTATTCTCCATTCTGTTCTTCTATTAGCTTACTTAATCTATCATATATAATCTTACCATTAGATATATTAGGAGTTCTAACTACATCTACTACTGTAAGTTCTGTTTCTCTTTCTTTTTTCCACCTAGCTTTATGTCTTTGTATAGTAGCTATCTTACCTTCTAACACCTTCTGCTCAAATTCTATTTCACTATAGAAGTCTTTAATTTTATTAAGTTCCATTATCCTTCTAATGGTATCAGATTTATTTATAAATAAAAACCTTCCTATTACTGGTAGTTTAATACTAAGACCTTTCTTTAATCCATATACAGTACCCCTAAATTGAGAATCAACTACATCTAATATCTCTTCCTCACTCATTTCTATAGGGTATTTCTTTTCTATCTGTATCTTAACTTCTTTTGTTATACGTCTTATAGTATCATCTACATTCATATCAATATACTAATTACCAAACCCACAATTCCCATTTAATTCTATTGTAGTATAATCTCTTATTATTATCCCAGTAATAGATAATAACTAACTAATCCTTAACTGCACTCATTAGTGGTTTACCATTAGAAGTAACCAAATTACCAATCTGTTCCTTTTTCTTTTTCTTCTCATCTTCCTTATTGAGAATATTAATATGGGACATTATAGTATAATTAGTAAACATCTGATACATCAAATCCCTAAGTAATTGTAGTTTCCAATACTTACTCCTAGAAGCTTCTGTTATATTCTTTAAAGGAACATGAGCAATATATAGAATAAAATTACCATCTATAGTATTTACTCTTAATTGTAATGTTTTATAATTCTTAATAATACTACTACCTGATTGTAATGGTTTATCTGCATCTAATATTTCTAATGTATAGACATTAGATACTTTTTGTTTCTTAGCTTCTTTATTCCAAGCTATGACATACTCTTGCATCTGATTCCAGAGCATATCTGGGTAATTATCTTCTTTACTCATTTTGTAATATTAGTTGTAAATGTTTCTTTAGTTTTAGTAGGTGATATATATTGTACGTTAGGTGAATTATCATAAATAGACAAATCTATAAATATTAGCTCTGCTTTTGCTAACGGTTCTTTTAGTTTTTTCTGTTTCTTCTCCATACTTATTAATTTTTAACTTAATCAAAGTTATAAAATTATAATAAGGTAACAAATTTTCAAATAAAGTTTTACCGAATTTATACCATTATATAATAAGAAAAAGGGTAGCCCAATGACTACCCCTTAAATTAACCCAAACTAAACCAAACCAACCAAAACTTAACCTATGAAAAAAAAATGCTCGAACTAATATACTACTATATATGGAAAAATCAAAATAAAATACCAAAAAACATAAAAATTATTTGTGATAGTAGTAAGAAATAATATAAAAACATAGGAGTAACATATAATAGTATAAAATTTTATAGTAAAAAATTTTTTATGGTGAAAAAATTAGGGGTAATAGAAATATAAAAAGGTATTAGTATAAAAGAAAGGAATTTTTAGGGTATAATAAAGTATTATAATAAAGTAGTATATAAAAGTATTAAAAAATTTAGTTGGTGTGTATAAGATAGAACCATCTTCATTTCAACCCACTACTAAGTTTTGGGAATGGAACTCCCCCGTACCACTTTTGGTACTACCAAGTGAGTTTCGCAGTCGTATTAAACAATTTAAATCCATAAGTCATGCGTACTTTAGCGATTGAAAAAGTGAGTGTTATCCGCCACAACAAAGTAGGCGAAGTAATTAATGTTGTAGCTATTCGTATTCCAGGTAAACCTGCAATACTTCGTAGCTTCGACCAGTTTGTAACAGATTTAAAGGATAGCTTTCTTATCAGTGATAGTGTCACCGATATGAACGACCCTGAAATCTTAGAGGTATTGGCTGATTTGCAAGGCGGTACTGTCACAGGTAATGTCACATTCCATAAAGAGGGTGACACCTACAAGATTGATGAAAACCATCCAGCTATTACCAATCCGAACCACAGGTTATATGGTAAGGTATCAGTTGGGCAGGAGATGAAAACAGAGAAAGATGGTAGCCGTATTACAGAGGGTTTCTTAACTCTTAAGAGAGAAGTGACCAGTCAGGTAATTCATAAGAGTGCTAATTCTTATGCGAATAAGAGATTAGCTCTGGAAGGCTTCCTGAAATCAGTAGGTGTGGGTACTCCACGTGGTCAGGCCCCAACTGATACTGATGATTTCGAAATTGAAGAGGTAGCATTACAGAAAGAAGCTGTAGGGGGAGTAAAGTAGGGTTTTGGGGATAGCAGGTATTGACCTGCTTCCCCTTTGCTAATAATTAACTAACAATTTATCTTTATTATTTATTAACTTAATATAACAACAATGAAAATACTTAGAATAATAGCAACAACTATACTATTAACAGCAGGATTTATATGTATCTTTGCAGAACTAACTATTGAGGATACTGGATACAAGTATTTAATTGCCAATATGATAGTTAGAACTTGTGGAGTACTAATGATTATCTATGCTTATCGTATCATACAATATATTAACGACATAGAACCTCTTGAAGTAGAGTATGAAGATGATGATATGGATAGAAAAGTATATGATGATGAAAAAATGAAGTAGTTTGTATAGCCGGAGGGAGTGGTAAATGTCTGTAAAGCGTCCATGTAGTAATTATATTATCACACATTCTAACCTCTGGCTATTTTTATGATATATTGCGTTAAGTGTTAGAGTTAGTTAGTTTCTCCTACTGGAGTAGTAGATATAATCTATTACGAAGGTAGGAGATTACTAACTTTAATATCTGATTAAAAATAAAAAGGGTGGAAAACCATACCGAACCCATCACAAATGAAAATAGTAGTTTGTGATTGAATACAAGGATGGAGGCAAATGGATGAGCCTTAGGACAAGATTCCATCGTATAAACTCAGGTAATAACCTGATACGTCAATAAAGTTAGTGGCTTATAACCACTCGTTGAAAGGTCGGTTTGCTACCGAATACGTTTTGTCAGAAACAAGTATGGCAGACTTGGGTGCAGGGATTAGGGATGCCTGTTAGAGAGAGTACCTGAAAGCTCTCTTAATTTTTTAAATATTAATAATATGGAGTTGTATTGAGGTATAATGGTGTGAGAGGGTGTCTATTAAGCAGTCTAACCCCTATCCACCCTACTTCCTATCACCTCTAAACCCCATATTTTTAATCTTATATATATATCCATATTTTACCCTTATTTTCCTTATACGATATAATCTTTAATATTTTATATCTTATACGGACAATAAAACCCTTCTATAATGGCTATAAATATCTATACTAACCTCATTTACTGGGAGATATGCAGATGTTAAATAGCATATTATTATTTTAGGTTTGGTATTGCATATATGGAATAATATGTTATTAGATAATTATATTAATATATAAAATCCCTATATATTTGATATTCAAGGTTTTATATTTATCTTAGTACCCCATTTTGGGGTGTTGTAGTACCCCATTTTGGGGTACTAGACTTTATAATATATTGAATATGAGATATATACAAATGTATTTTTAGAATGATTCTAAATAATATTGCGATGATAATGTAATTATCAAGTAGTATAGTTAATATATTTGTTTACCCAGTAGGAGATGATAACTAAATAATAATAATAATACTATTACTACTATGAATATTACAATAAAAACAATAATACTATTGATATTATCAATAGTATTTATTACTGCTTATATAGTCAGTTTAACTTGCTTATATTTTTTAGTAAGTACTGATGAACATATAAATACTAAAATATCTGTATTAACAATAAGTATTATATATTTGGTATTTTATATTTATATTGCCATAAATATATAAGGACTAAGAGTTAGATAGGGATTTAGCTCTGGTTTTGTGTAATAGTTCTTATAATAGAGAGTTGTCAGATTATCTGTTTTCATAGCTTATAATTAGTTTAGTTTAGATTGATATATACTAATCAGATAACTCTCTATTTATATAGTTAAATATTAATAAAAATAATACTTAATAATATGACTAAAATTGAAATTGAACAATTTAATCCATGTTATGATGGGTTAGAATTTAGAAAAAAGTATCTAGATTTTAAATCTGCTTGGGAAAATTGTCCTAGGGGGGATTGGATGCTATGGATAGCTAAAAAATTAGATGTTGATTTATATAAATTAACTACTGCTAAAGCATTATGTGCTAATACAGTAAGGCATTTAATGAATGATGAAAGAAGTATTAGGGCAGTTGATACAGCTTTATTGTTTGGTGAAAGAAAAGCCAACAAGAAAGAATTAGTTGCTGCTAGTGATGATGCTTATGCAGTTTATACTAATGCTAGTACTGTTGCTATTTATGCTGCTGATGCTGCTTATGCAGCTGCTGCTATTCATTCTGCTGATGTTGCTGCTGCTACTGCTGATGCTGCTTATGCAGATGTTGTTGATGCCGCTGATGCTACTGCTTATGCAGATGATTATGTATATGATTATGTAGATGATACTTATCTTACTACTACTGTTTATGCAGTTGCTGATAGGATTAAAATAAAAAATCAACTGCAAACCGCCAATATTTGTCGTAAAATATTGACGGAAGATGTATTTAAGAAACTTAATATAAAATAGTATAAAACTTTTATAATTCACTATTTTTTATTAATTTTCATAAAAATTATATTATTATGGTAGAAGAATGGGCAGAAATAGAAGAATCTACTGGTTATAGTATAAGTAATAAAGGTAGGGTAAAGAAAGGAAATATTATTTACCCTACCTATACCCTTACCAAGAATGGTATAGCCATTTATCTATCTATAGATAGTAAGGCTGTCTTATATTTAGTTGATGATTTAGTTGAAAAGTATTTTGGTGAAATAAATACTATAATACTTAAACCCTCATCAATTATAAGAAATCGTAAACCTAAAAAATGTTGTGGTAACAACAAATAATAATAATATAGATATGATAACGAAACATCTCTTAGGTACTAAACTTAAAGTACAAGAAGATGGTAAAATATTTAGTAATGGTAAAGAATTAGCAATAAATACTACTGGTACTTATGATATGGTTAAAATATCTATCAAAGGTAGGTACAGAAATTTTAGAGTAGATTATGTAGTTGCTAATTCTTTTTTCCCTTTATTAGATGAAGATGGGGAAGTAATACATCTTGATTATGATTTACATAATCATAGCTATACTAACTTACAATGGATTAGTTTTGAATCTGATATTGCAATAGATGCCTTAACTAATGATTGTTTAATATTATGTATAGATGTTTTTACATCTAACCTTATCTCTTTCTACAGGGGGGAACGTCATGTATGTATTAAAAATAATACAACATTAGAAGAGCTTACACCCCATCTAATACAACCTATAATACCTATTAATAATAAATTATTCTTTAGATTAATAGATATTAATGTAATAGATATAAATACAGCTTATATGATATTTGAAGTATCAGATAAAATGTATGTAATACGTTATAATCAGGATATGATGTACAAATTAGTTAAATTACTCAAAAATGAATGAAACTATATTTGATATAAAAGAAAAACTTCCTATCAATATAGTTATTATACCTTTTGACCATAATATAGAAAGGTTAACAGGTTATATTGATATAATAATTTCTGATACTAAATTATATCTTACCAATAATACAAATTTTACTATTAATGATATAGTTGATATACCTATTAATGTAAAAAGTATATCTGTAAAATCTGAAGATAGTCATTTTTTACTTAATAATTTTATGAATACAATAATATTTACAACTAGTAGTTATTTTATTACTACTTATATAAATGGGTTTAAGGTCAAAAGGCAATCCAATAATTAAAACTAAATACAAAATGCTAAATGAATAACGCAAAAAACTCCCAATTAACTATAATACGTGTTATACGCATACCCATTTTATCCTATTATGGTGGTGGTTATCGTTTAGAATACGACGGTAAATACATAACGCTTATCGGAAAAGATAAAAACTACAAGTGTATGTTTGGTGAGGATTATGAAGAAATGGTCTTGATTCCAGTTGTGGAAGAAATTAGAAATGCTGAACCTGAAATTATAGAAACGACAAATAAGGAGATTGTGGTTTCTTTAGGTTATGCATAACGTTGGTGGTATGGTTAGTTGGGGATTGTGAGGTACTGATATATCAAATTACAAAGGATTACAAGCAGAATAAACGGATTGTCTTTATAATTGGCACTAATGGTTCGTATATAAGTAGTTGGGGAGATAGTAATAATGGTAAAACATAATACAAGTCTTTGGAGAAAACGGTATTAAGATTTGAGTTCGGTCCTCAATCTCTCCACAATTATTTATATACAGTTGGGATATAATTTTTTAAATTAAAATATATGGAAGATTTACTAAGAGAAGTATTTAAACTTGGGCAACAATGGGTTCAAGATATGAACAATGGCAAAGAGTCAATAAACTTTAATACATGGTACAGTTCTGATGAAACGTAGGAGCATCTTGAATTATTGGAAAAGGTCTTTAAAAACCACTTCCAGAAAAACAAAGATTAAAATAAATACAAAACTTAAATATATGAAGGATAATAATTTAGAAAATGAAAGTAAGCAATTAGGTACATACCATGTTACCCGAAATAATTTATATAAAGGTATGCGTGTGCAAGATAGTGAAGGTAAAAAAGGTGTTGTTAGGAATTGTGAAGATTTGCATAATGTTCATATAACATTTGAAGGCAAAGGAATTGAGATAGATTGGTATGAAACACTTTTTGAGTGTGGGGATAGTGGGTTGTATTGCTTCATTGAAAATTGTGAAGATAATTGTGAGGATGAATACCCATTGTATTATTGCATATAATGGTTACGTATATGACCCGTTTGAGATAAATAGTACAAACTTTCAAAACAATATATAGATGAGAAAAGAAATAAAACAACAAAACAGCATCGACACCCAAATGGGTTATGATATAGTATCACTTGCTGTTTTTCCTTGCAAAAAGATAAAGGCAGGTAAATATAAATATCGTGGTTGGATTATTTCGTGTGTTGGCTATTATGAGCCTGAACGAAGAGTATGCTGGGAAGGATATGACCCTGAAACTGGCTGTGGGGATTTTCATGGGTTTTCAAAGCGAGAAATAAAATGGTTAATAGACGAAAGCCTGTTTAAAAATAGCAGGTAACGGTCATAAATATATCTAGTTTAGGATAAATAGTATAAACTTTAAACAAATAAAATGAGTAAAAAAGAAACTTTAAATGAAACACGGAAACCCAAATTGCGCCTAACTGGTATTAGGCATAGTCTTTCTAACTATGCTATTTTTGAAATACAAGACAAAGGCATAATTAGAATGGCACTTACAGGGGATAAAGATAAAGAACATTCCTTTTTAATGCGAGATGAAGCGATTGAATGGCTTGTTAATTATGCCGATGATTTTAAGCGGTATTTTATAGTAGAACAAATAATAGTCTATTAAATTACGCTTAACGTGGGTTATGTAGTTGGGTTTTATTTATCAATTTAAAACAAAAGTAGATATGAAACATAAATTTTCAATAACCGACAAATTAAGGCATTTTTTATATTGCTTATTATGTTGTGTTAAATTTATAGTAGGATGGATAATGTGGATAATAATATTTCTGTTATCATTAATATTTTCATTGTTAACGTGGAATTTTAAAGAAACATCTACTATAAATATGAAAGTTGTAATGATAGAAATATGTGGAAAATCAACATGGAAATGTATGGGACTTGGTGATTAATACCCTTATAACGGATGAATATATATTTCGGTTATGATTTACAAAGAACTAGTAAATGAAACCAATAAAAAACAGAAGGCAGATATTAAAACAATATCCTATTGATATTAGTCCATTTGCCTCTCGGACTAAGATAAAAGCTAAATTTAATCTTCAAGAGATACAAAATAGTGATTCAGATGTGGTATTAGCTAGAAAAAGAGCTTTTCAATCAGATGAATACATTAAATACATTTTATCTCCTGAAATGAATTTAGCTGCTTATTATAGATTATCTAATTTAGCTAAGACTATGTTACAATATATAGTTCATAATTGTTTAGAATATAATACACCTATTTTTAGATTAGATATTAATGATTTTATGATACTCATTAAGTTTAAGACTAAGAATAAAGTGTATGATTGTGTAAATGAACTTATAACTACAGATTATATAGCTAGGACTACTACCAAAGAAATATATTGGATAAACCACAATATATTTTATAAAGGTAATTATTTAATTACTAAAGAATTAAAAATACGCAAGACTGAAGAATATTTAAAAAAATTAGGAATAAAATAACCTATTATGAATTATCAATATTTAAATAATATAACAGAACTTCCTAGAAGTGAAGGTGGAAATATATTATCTGTTAAAATATCTAAAAAAGATATAGATAATGTAACAATTATTTGTGATTACAATACTAAAGGAGACAGTACTAAAGTTACTATAAAAGTTAGAAAAAATAGTAATATATTAGAACAAAGGACTTTTTTAAATTCTAATATATTTCCAAAGCATATAATGAGAACTAAAACAGATATTATAATTTATTTAGAATCATTCAAAAATGAAGATTAAGACATTTAATAAAAAGATATTTAAAGAAAAAATAGAATCTATTGGTACTAATAAAGTTAAAGAATTTAAGACTAAAATAAAGAGTGTAGAACAACATATACCTTTAGAGTTTTTTAAGTCTAATGGTTCTTTATCTATTGAGAATACTTTAAATATATTACCTACGCCTATAAAGAATATACTAGAGAATGGTAATAATCCAATTTCTATCAAATCCAACAGTTCTATTATTGAGATTAAAACTGATACTGGATTATCTATTACAGTAAAAACTAGTAGCATAGATGATAAAGTACCACAAGTTAAAATCTTTGATAAAGACTCAAAGACTGAACTACTTAATACATACAAAAGATGAATGAACTTAATGTAAATTTAACTGTTGACCAGAAAGATGCTTTAAATCATATGGTTGATTGGGCTAAACAACCTAATAAAACTAATGATGATTTATTCTATGTTTTAACTGGGTTTGCTGGAACTGGTAAAACTTTTTTATTAAAATACTTTGTACAAGTAAGTGGAATTAATAACTTAGTTGTTACTGCACCTACTCATAAAGCTAAGAAAGTTATATCTAATAATACTGATTTACCTGCTAAAACTATACAATCTTTATTAGGTTTAAGACCTGATGTTAATATGGAATTCTTTGATATTAACAAACCTGTATTTAATCCACTTGCAGAAGAAACTATTAAAGATTATAGATATGTAGTTATTGATGAAAGTAGTATGCTTAATAAAGATTCTTTTGAATTAATAACTAAGAGAGCTATATACTTTAAAATAAATATAATATTTTTAGGGGATAGTTATCAATTACCACCAATAGGTGAGCCTATTAGTAGAGTATTTATAGATATTAAAAACAAATCTGAACTTACTACTATTGTTAGGCAAGAAGAAACTAATCCTAATATTAATTTACTTAATCTGATTAGAAATGATATTAGATTTAATAAAACTACTGCTTTAGCTTATATATATAAGAATCCTAGTAATATTAATAAAATAGGAGAAGGATATTTAGCTTTAACATCTAAGGATTTTGTTCAAGCATTAATATCTCAATTTTGTAAAACAGAATCTATGTATAGTTCTGACTATATTAAATATATAGCATATACTAATAAATCTGTAGCTACCGCTTGTAAAGGTATCAGAAATAAAAGGATTGGCAAAGAATCTTCTGAATTAATTGTTAAAGCTGATTTTTTAATAGGATATAATACTATATTAAAAGATGCTAAAGATGGTTTATATACTGTTATAGAGAATAGTGAAGATTATACTATAGATAGTATTGAAGATTGTGTTAGTGATTTTAATATTAAGTGTTATGGTGTTAAATTATCAGATTCAAATAATTCTTCATCTTTTATATATATAGTTAAGAAAGAATCTTACGAAGATTTCTTAGATATATTTAGAAGTAAGTTATTAGTAGCTAAAGAGAAAAGAGGTAGATATTGGGAATATTATTATAAGTTTAAAAACGAACATTTACTCATGGAAGATTTCTATTTTTCTAGTGGTAAATTGGAAGTAAAGAAAGACTTATACTATGGTTATGGTTTAACGATACATAAGAGTTAACAAAAACCTATGGCTCTTATAAAACCTATTTAATTGCTGGAACTTCCTAAAGATGTTAATACTACAACATAACTAGAAATAGTAAGTGTGAATGTTTAAGAAATTAACATATATTACAATGGATAATCAGCAGCGAAGCCTTTAAGTAGAAATATAAAAGGAACGTTCAGAGACTATCGAAAACACGTGCAAACGGAAGTGAGTAGAGTACATTTATGTATAAAAACATATCTGGAAAAAGTAGGGTATTTCTGTTTACTATTCACAAATTGCTTAAATTCACAGTTCATAAAAAGCAATTTTAGAATTTTAAACATTTGAAAATTATGGAAAATAAAGTTAAAAGGGAGTATCTATTGTTTAGTTAATCCTATTACAGAAGAGATTTTTTATGTAGGAGCAACTAAGACTGATTTAATGGAAAGACTTAAAAAACATTATTGGGATTTAACTAGTTACCAAAACGGAAAACGTAAGTTTAATAAACGTTTTGAGTATTTAGAAAAGTTATTACCAAATACTGTTAGTTTAGGTCTTATTGAAGAAGTTAACTTAGAAGAATTAGATGAGAGAGAAAAATATTGGATTAATTATTATAAAAATTTAAATCCTAATCTTACAAATACTACAATAGGTGGTAGAGGTGGAGATACATATGGATTACAATCTGATATAAGACAAAAAGAAATTTCTCTTAGAATAAGTAATGCAAATAAAGGTAGGTCTAAACCTATAGGATTTGCTGAAAATTTATCTAAAGCCAGAAAAGGTATTAATAATCCTGCTGCTAAAGAAATTAGTATAGGATGGATAGTATGTAGTAGAAAATACTTATTTAAATATGGTTTTGAAATTAATTCTTTTATGAAAAATGATTATGCTTTTGGAAACATATATAAGGCTCTTAAAAAGAATAATAGAGCTATGTGTAATTTTAAAAACTTTGAATTATTTAGTAATTTATCAAAAGAAATACAAGATATAGTCCAACAAGATTATGAAAGTAATCAAATGAAAATTTAAGTACAGCAAGGTAGTACTTATAATAATGTTGCTGTTAATGTAAAAGATATACTTAAAGTTAGAAATATAAAAGAAAGAAATAAACTTTTATATGTAGCTTTAAGTAGAACTAGTAAATTAAATATTTTAAATATATAATTATGGCTAAAGGATATTGTTTAACTTGTGGTATTGAAATAGAAGTTAATATATGTTGTAATGGGTATATGTGTGGATGTCAAGGGCAACCTACTGAGCCACCATTTTGTTCTCAGGAATGTTATGATGAATATATACCACCAACTAGAGCAGATAAATTTATAAAATTAGATTTAGATGATAAAACTACTAATAAAAAATAGTCCTATTACATACGCTACATTCCGAGCTTGGATTACTATATATTTTAAAGGGGATATAATTAGAGTACAAAAATTTGAATCTATGGCTGATATGTATATTATTCCAGTATTGATAAAGTATCTGGAAGATGAAAAGAAAGTTCCTATTTTAAATGCTATGAATTACTATTCTAAGCTAAGATATATACAAGGATATAATAATCAAGCTAAAAACATGATATTATATGAATTTAGTAGGATTGAGCAAGGTAAAACAACTAATTATAATATATTTTAATTATGGATACAAGTAAACATATTTGGGAAGGTTGGACAGTCCAATCATTTATTGATGAATTAGAACCAACATTAGATATGATACAAAATAATCAAAGTTGGCAAAGACCTATCAATGATATAAAAGAACTTAAAACATGGTGTATGGATAATCAACCATATTATAAGAAATATATTCCTGAAGTAGTTAAATATTTTTCTAATAAATATAAACTAAATTAATATGAAAGATTTAACTTTTGTAGGGATAGATGTTGATTTAGAAATTTCATTATTTGAGTATAATGTAATAGTTTCTAATGAAGAACACAAAGATGGTTCTGGTACTCATTTTGTTATCTACAAAATAGATGATGATAATTATGGTACTGGGCATATATCAGAGAAAGAACTTAATAATTTAATTGAGGGTAAAGATTGGATTAAAGAAAATGATATAAAATCATTTTTAGATTATTGTGGTACTATTAAAGGGATTTGGTTACAATTTTCATTAATAGAAAAACTTGAAAGCCTTATTAATTATTGGGGATATGAAAATATAATGGGTACTGATTATAGTCCTGTTAATAAAGAATTTGTATTAAATAAATATTTAAAAATAAAATAAAATGAAAACAAAAATTGATGAATTAACTATTGAAGGTATAGTATATGACTACGGTTTTGGTTTTAGCTATAATAGTGATAATGGTGATAGTTATGGCAATGGTTAATAAATATTTAAAATGATTTATTTCATAGCTGATATTAATATATATAAAGGAGACATATCTTTTATTAATGGAGATGATATAACAATATTAAATCCAGTACAAGGTATATCTTCCTTTATTTCTTTTACTAAGGAAAATGATATTATAGGATTTGATATTGAAACTACTGGTTTAGATGCTTATATGCACAAAGTAGTGTTATGGGGGTTTGGTAATTTTGATATTCAATACATATTTCATAGTTCTATAAATCTTAAAGAAGTATTTTTATTATTATTAATGAAAACCCTATTAGGTCATAATATTAAGTTTGATATTAAATTTGCTAAAGTATTATATGATATACTCATTACTAAGGTTTATGATACTATGATAACTGAACAGAGATTATATCAAAAGTCAGGTTTACCTATGAATTTAGCTGCTTTATCTACTAGATATTTAAATGAACCTATGTTTAAAGAGGTAAGAGAAGAATTTATAGGTTGTAATCCTAATACTTTTCAACTATATAATAGACATATTAGATATGCAGCTAAGGATATATCAAAACTTTTCCCAATAAGAGAAAAACAGATTGAGAGAATTAATAGATATAATATGAATTTCTTATTATATAATATAGAATTTCCACTTATATCTATTATTGCTAAAGCTGAACTAACTGGATTTAAGTTAGATGAAGTTAAATGGAGACAGATATATGAAAAGAATATTAAACGTAGATTTGAATTAGAATGTTTATTAGATGAAGAAATAAGAAGATTAAGAGCTACTAAACCTAAACATATCAGATTAAGGTTAACTGGTGGTAAATATGACCAACCTAGAATTGAAGATACTACAAATATATTTAATTATGATGATGATAGTACTAATGTAATTGGGTTATTTGGAGAACTTATGTCAGTTAAAACTTTAACTGGAAAGAAGAAAAAAATAACTAGAAGTCCTAATAATATTAATTATAATAGTCCTGACCAAAAGATAGATATATTTGCTAAACTAGAAGAACCGCTACTTACAGAATTTGATTCTGTTGCAATACCACAACTACTAAAGAAAGATAGAAAAGTTGGGTTTCAAACTAATAGTGATGCCTTTGAAGCATATTTAAAAATAAAACCTGACTGTAATACAAAACAACTTATTAAGTATCTAATAGAATACGGTAGTATATCTAATATGATTAAGAATTTTGGTTTAAAGTTTTTAAATAAAGTAAATCCTATAACTGGTAAAATACATACTATTTATAGACAAGCTAATGCTGATACTAGTAGATTTCAATCTGGTGGTGGAAGTAGTGACCCTGATAAACCTAATTTTCAAAATATTCCTGCTATTACTGAATATAGAAATTGTTTTCTTACAGAAGGTACTTGTAGTACTACTGATTTTAGTGGGGCTGAATTAATGATTATGGTATCTTTATCACAAGACCAGACTTTAAAGAAGTTAGCAGAAGGTGATATGCACAGTTATATGAATCAAGCTATTTGGAGAAATATTTATAAGTATAGATATAATCAATTAGCTAAGATGACTTCTACTATGAGTAGGGTAAGTGATGATGTTAATAAGAAATTAGAAGAATTAGCACATTTAGCTAATACTTTTGAAGTATCTAAAACTGTTAATAAAGCATTTAGAAATAAAAATCTTACATTTGGTTCTATTTATGGTATGTATGCTGCTAAAGCAGGTAAGATTATGAATGTATCTAAGGAAGAAGGTCAAATAGCTATTAATACTATTAGAAAGATTATTCCTAAGATATTTGAAGTAGTTGAATCAGCTTCTAAATTTGTAGAAAAAAATGGTTATATTATTATAAGTAGTAGAACTAAATCAAGAGCATGGTTTCCTAATTGTATTAAAGTATTAAAAGGGGAGTTAAATAAAGACGAAAATTTTAAGATAATACAGAAAGAACTTAGTGAAGCTAGAAATATTAAGATACAGGGTACACAAGCTGATTTTGTAAAAGAAGCTACAGTAGTAGCACAACAATATATAGACTATTATCATTTACCTATAACAATATTACATTGGGTACATGATGAAATTGTAGATGACCACAATCCACAATTAGATGGTATGTCTAAAAGATGGAAAGAATGGGTAAAGAAAAATCCTAAAGGATTATCTATTATTCATAAAGGGGTTAAAAAGTCAGGATTATGTTGGAATGATGTAAAAGAATTAATTATGACAACTGTAGCTAATAGATACTTAAAAGATGTTGATATGAAAGTAGAATCTAAGATTTCACCTTATTGGACAAAATAAATTAATTATGAACAAAATAGATACAATAGTAACTAAACATAAAAAGAATTTTGAAACTCTTAAAAAAGCTTTTAAAAATAAACAAGTTGCATTAATGGAATGTATTGAAAATAGTACTGGTGAAAAAGTAGCTGTTATATGTACAGTAGAGTTTGACGGAAAAGAATATAATTTTACTCCATTTGCTAAATTCTTTAACGATAACCCATTTGAACTATTAACACCACCTATGTAATGTATAAATTATATCATAAACTACCAAATAGTATATGGAAGTACACAGATACTTTTAGTAGTACCTTAGACCCTAGATACCATGAATATATTAATATCTTTAAAGAAGATAAAATAGAATGGGAATTAAGAGATTGGAAAAATCAAGTTAAATTTAAAAATAAATATTATGAAAAATAAATTAGACC